CTAGCGGTATGACTATCAACGTGCCTTCTCTTGTTACATCTGCAGGCGGTAAGTCAGGCGTTGCACCTGTTGTAACTGTTGAAGCCGAAGGCGGAGCAGTTGCTAACACAGGTATGGTTACTGAATATCTCACAGGCACAATTTCTAAGTATTCTGGTATGAATACTCTAAGTATTGAGCTCCTTGAGCGCTCAGATCCAAATTTTTACGCCGAGCTCACAGCCCAATTGCAAAACGCTTATCTTAAGACACTAGATACAACAGTTAACGCTGCACTTATTACAGCGGGTACTGTTGCAACTACAGCACAAGCTGCTACATCTGCAGGCATTATTGGTTACGCATCTGAAGCCGCACGTCTTGTTTATGAGGCAACTGGTTACTATGCACAGAATTACATTGCAAACGGTAGCCAATGGCAATTATTGATGTCCGCATCAGATACAACGGGGAGACCGATTTATTCAGCGAGTCAGCCAATGAACGCAGGCGGGCTAACACAGCCTGGTTCAATCCGCGGCAACGTACTAGGCCTTGATCTATACGTAGATAAGAACTTTGCGGCTACTACAACTGTTGATGACTCAGCGATTATTCTTGCGCCTGAGGCATTTACTGTTTATCAGTCACCAACTGCCTATATGTCAGTTAACGTTGTATCTAACCTACAGGTGCAGGTTGCTATCTATGGTTATATGGCAACTATTGCAAAAATGCCTAAGGGTATTATTCGTTACAACTTCACCTAAGAAAACCCACTAATAGTTTGGTAGGCCTCTTAGCCCTTTGAGGCTTACCAAACCTAAGTAAGATAGGAGTACAAAAATGCCAGCCACGTATGTAACAGCTGCTACCTTGAAGGCTAGCCTGGGCGTTGGCACTTTGTACGATTCTTATACCTGGATAGAGGACACCTGCCAAGCTGCACAAGATCTAATAAACGGCTTTTTATGGTTTGACAGCGCGCCCGTAGTCGGTACCGCGTTGGTGTCTAATGTCGCTACAGTTATGGTTGCCAACCCTGGCATATTTACTACGGGCCAATCAGTAACTATTGCTGGGGCTGGTTCAACCTTTAACGGTACTTACACAATTACGGGCACAATTCCATTTAGCACAGGCACAGCTAATATCTTGCCTGCCTTTAATATGCAGCTAAATTACTGGCAATACCCACAGGGCTATAGCTTTATTCAATATGCAAAAGTAGCGGCAGATCAAAACTTTAGGCGCGTATTGCCTTATGGCACTATGACAGGTGACGATACAAAAACGGCTACCTACGCTAATACGCCAGCTATTAACGCTGCAGCTTTAATGCTGGCAGAAAATATATGGACATCTAGATTTAGTACACAAAACGGTGGAACTAGCCTAGACGGCTACAGCCCTAGCCCTTTTAAGATGTCTAACACTCTTATGGCATCCGTGCGCGGGCTTTTGGCCCCGTATCTTTCACCTGCGGGTATGGTCGGCTAATGCCTGCAGCTATAACTACCTTACGCAGCACAATAGCTGCAGCCCTGGCTAACCCAGGTGTATGGACGGTATTTAACTACCCGCCTAGCACTATGCAATCTAGCGCCGTGGTGGTTGCCCCTGCGGATCCATATATTACGCCGAGTAATAACTCTCAGGCAACTATATCGCCTATGGCTAATTTTAAGATTATTATGACAGTACCAATGTTTGACAATGCCTCAAACCTTATTGGCATAGAGGACACAATAGTAGCTGTGTTTACTAAACTAGCTAATAGCGCAATCGTATTTAATGTTACTGGCGTGAGCGCGCCAAGCGTACTAAGCGTTGCCGCAGGTGACTATCTAACGGCAGATTTACAAATAAGCATACTAACGAGCTGGAGCTAACTAATGGCACTTACAGATGAAGAAAAAGCGTTTTTAATCAAAATTGGCCAAGACCTGCCAAAAGAGATTAAAGAAACCCAACCAAAAGAAACTACAACACAGAAAGTAGAGGAATAGCCCTAATGGCAATTTTCTTATCAAACGGCGTAGTGGCTACTCTTAACTCAGTAGCACTATCAGATCACGTAACCAGCGCTAGCATCTCTCGAACCTTTGACGAGCTAGAGGTAACAGCTATGGGTGATACTGCTCATAAGTTTGTAAAAGGCTTAGAGGCCAGCACAATTACTTTAGATTTTCTAAATGATGATGCTGCCTCAGGTGCAGGTTCAGTACGTGCAACTTTGCAAGCTGCGTGGGGTACAACCGTGCCACTCACACTAAAGCAAACTAGCGGCGCAGTATCAACTACTAACCCGCTATACAGCACTACAGTTTTGGTTAATAACACTCAAGACATTAACGGCGCTGTAGCAGATGAATCAATGCAGAGCATTACATTTACCTGTAACTCACCAATCGTAATTACAACCGCACCATAAGAATAAAGAAAAGGGGCTAACACAATGGCAAAACTTAAAATAACAAGGGCAGACGGTACGGTATCTGAGCATCAGATAACGCCGAAAATTGAGTGGGCCTTTGAGTTATATGCAAAAAAAGGTTTTCATAAAGCCTTTAGAGATGATGAAAAGCAGAGCGATGTTTACTGGCTAGCGCACGAGTGCCTTAGATCAAGTGGCATTGAAGTACCTGTTTTTGGAGCGTTATTTTTAGACACTTTAGCTAAGGTTGAAGTGCTGGAGGATGACCCTTCGCAATAGTGGGGCGCGGTAGTTTTGGTTACCTCATAGCGCAGCTAGCCGTTGAAACGGGTATCGCGCCCCAGTATCTGCTAGACCTGGACGATTTTATGTTTAAGAATATGCTCAGGGTAATAAACGATAAAGCTAAGGAGCAGCAAAATGCCAGTAGAGGTAAGAGGCGCCCTTGAGCTACGCAAGGCTATAAAAAAGTTTAGCCCTGAGTTAGCTAAAGAGACTCGCAAAGAGTTAGCAAACCTTTTAGCCCCTATAGTTAAAACTGCTCGTGGCTTTGTTCCAAGTACCGCGCCTTTATCGGGCTGGGCTAAAGCGCCTACAACTACAGGCAGATTCCCAATATGGAGCAGTAGCGCAGCTAAGGGCGGCATAGGCTATAAAACCTCACCTTCCAAACCCAACAGGGAAGGCTTTAGGGCTGTAGCTCGTATTGTAAACGCTAGCGCTGCAGGTGCAATCTATGAGACAGCAGGCCGCGTTAATCCTGGGGGCCGAGATCAGGCAGGATTAAAACCTGTTGTATATCCTGGCCACGCAGATTTTGGCAAAATGGTGCGCTCAGGTAGCAAAAATGAAGGGCGCAGCGCAAACCCGTTTGCAGGTAAGCAGTTTGTAGATGCTATAAACGCGGACGGTCAGATAGTAGATGCCAATAACCAAACTGGTGCAGGGCGCCGTAGTCGCAAAATGCGAGGCCGTGCAATCTTTAGAGCCTGGGCCAATGACGGCGGCAAGACTAACGCAGCTGTAATTAAAGCTATAGAAAACTCTAAACTTAAGTTTTACAATTCTATGGGGGTCAAGTAATGGCTGTTGATCCCTCAGTAGTAATAAATATAGCCGCCGAGTTCACAGGCAAAAAAGCATTTAGTAAAGCTGACACAGCTACTAAAACACTTACGAAAAGTGTCAAAGGTTTAGCTGGGGCTTTTGGTATTGCTTTTGGCGCCAGAGGTGCGATGCAGGCCGTTAAGGCTTTTGCAGCCGATGATAAAGCCGCTAAGGTACTAAGCAAAACTCTTAATAATTTAGGCCTAGCCTTTGCTGACCCAGCCGTTAAAAAGTTTATATCTGACTTAGAGCGCCAATACGGCGTACTCGATGACAAGCTACGCCCCGCTTTCCAGATGTTACTAACCAGTACGGGCGATTATATTAAGTCACAAGATTTACTACGCACAGCCCTAGATTTAAGCGCGCTAAGTGGCGTGGATGTTGTAAGCGTTACAGCCGATTTATCAAAGGCTTACCAGGGTAATACCCGTGGCTTAATGAAGTACCAGCTAGGTCTAAGTAAAGCCGAGCTAGCAGCTATGAGTTTTGAGGAGATTTTAGCCCAGGTGGCTAAGGTCAGTAAAGGCCAGGCACAACTAGCAGCTGACTCTTACGCAGGATCGTTAGACAAACTAACCGTAGCAGGTGCAAACGTAGCTGAGACACTAGGCAAAGATTTAGTGGATGCGCTTGCACTTTTAGGCGGCGAAGGTGGCCTACCTAAAACCCTCAGCCTTGTAGAGTCTATTTCAGGTGCCATAGGCACCGCCATTATTAATTTTGCTAAGTTTATACGCGTTATAGATATTATTACAGGCAGCGGTGCCTTTAATATGCTGGGCGATCTTGAAAAAGCTTTTGCACAGTTTGAGGCCCAGGATAAAGCAAGAGCCGCTAGTAAGTTTGCAGGCACAGGTATGGCTACCTCATACCAGGGCAAAAAGGCACAAGATGCGCAGGCCCTTGCTGCAGCTAAAAAGATTACTGCAGAAACTAAAAAAACAGCGGCCGCGGCACTAGCTACAGCTAAAGCTAAACAACTATCTATAGCTATAGACAAAGCAAACCTGGCTTTAGCTAAGGGTGCAGACGTTTTTGATTTAGATAAAATCCAACTTAACGCCGCTTTAATTAGTCAGGCTGAAGCTCTAGGCAAAGCTACTACTGGCTCACAGATATTAGCTATAGCCAACGATGTACAGCGCTTAAAGGTTAAGCAGGATATAAACGCCTTAGAGGATGCCATAGCGGCTAAAGATACTGTAGCTATAGAAAAAGCCACGGCCAAGCTAAACGAAGACTTAAAGATATTAGGCGCTTTGCAAAAGCAAGATGCCAAACTGCTAGACATAAACAGGGTCTTAGCAGGTATGAAGTCAACCGATCTAATCAACCTGGCTAACCTACAAGCTGCACTAGACTTATTAGCAAAGTTTAAGTTCCCTACGCTATCCGTGCCAGGCGTTGCCGTAGCTGGTATTACAGGCGGCGCAAAAGGTGCCACAAGCGGTAATACAGCTGCAGCTGTTGCTGGCCTTATACCTGGTGTTGACTATAACCCTGGCCAAAATCCTGACCGTAGAGTTGATGATGCTGCTCGCGCTGCCCAAGTAGCCGCCTCTAATGCTTTAACTTATTTTGCCGAGAAAGGCTCAGGCCGCGGTGCAGGTGCAGGTGAAGGGCAGATTCCTGCAGGCGCTTACAATATAACCGTAAACGCAGGCGTGGTAGGTAGTGAAAATATAATTGTAGATGCTGTGCAAAATGCACTTAATGAGATAGCACGTAGAGGCTATACAACTACCTACGCAGGGGCCATAGCAGTATGACCGTGCCAGTAGTAAACGCTGTTATTAACTTCAGTACTGGCCCTAGCTTTGCTCAAGCTATGATTTTAGATACTGGCATACTAGACACAAACGTATTAGCAGATAGCGCCAGCGTTATCGTGGACGTATCCAATGTAGTGGACAGCATCCAAACTATTAGAGGCCGTAACGCACAGGCTGACCAATTCCAAACGGGCACCCTATCGCTGCGTATCGTTGACCAAAATGGCGATTTTAACCCACAAAACCCAAGCGGGCCGTATTACAATTTATTAACGCCTATGCGTAAAGTGCAGATTACGGCTACATACGGTGCAACTACTTACCCTATCTTTTCAGGCTTTATTACTAGCTATACGACTACTACACCTAAAAACGCTAATGACGTGGTTTATACAACTATCCAAGCGGTAGATGCTTTTAGACTAGCTCAAAATGCACAGATTAGTACCGTAGCGGGCACCTCAGCGGGCCAGCTTAGCGGTGCAAGAATTAACGCCTTGTTAGATGCTATTGACTGGCCAGCCTCTATGCGTGATGTAGATGCAGGGTTAACTACAATGCAGGCAGACCCAGGCACAGCCCGCACAAGCCTTGCAGCTATGCAGACCGTGGAGACTAGCGAGTACGGGGCCTTGTATGTAGATGCCGCTGGCTCGTTTGTCTTTCAAGATCGTAACGTAACGGCTGGCAGTACAGGGGCTACGCCTACAGTATTTAACGATAACGGTACAGATA